TCCATTCTGACGGATAAAGTCGTTACTCCGGTTGACACCATGAACGATACTGTGTATAGTGACCGCTATGCGGCTATTGGGGAGGTTTTTGCCTAGATAAATACACACATAGATGGTTCAGCAATTCTCATATGTTTTGGGTACATAAAAGACCATCTAGTTTCCGGGGAATAGCCCAATTGATAGAGGCGCCGTAAAATGTATCTTGTTAAGATATTAACCGCAATTATACGCTTTAAGAGCCGGTCCAGTGAAAGTTTGAATCTTTCTTCCCCGATTTAGGTGATTCAGCAATTTAATTACTCGCAATGTAAAAACATCACCTAGTTCTAATAGTGGTTGAGAGGCCACACCACCACAAAACTCTGGAAATATCCGGTGTTTTGGTTAAATCCTAATTTTTATTAGGTTGGCGGGCTGATCTCCGCTGATTCTCTTATTATGGGTTCTGGGCGAAATTCCCAGTGGTTCCTTAGGGGCTGTCCTTTGTAGGTGCGATACCTGCATCTTCCTTATGGGAGATAAGAGTAGCTATTGGAGACCCATACTAAATAAAACTGATAGAGGTCAGTCCTCTGGCGGGCTCTTATGAAGTCCGATCACGGCTGGTCCATCAAAAATAACCCCTTTGTGAAAATTGGGAATTTTTTAGGAATTACTGGTTTTTATGGGGACATAGCTCAGTCTGGAATTAGAGCAACGGGTTTCTACCCCGTGTGTCGAAAGTTCAAATCTTTCTGTCCTCGTTAAGTATAAATACCTAACAAATTTTAGGGACTAAATACTTTTACCTTAACTAATTCGCACTTTTTAAGGTAACGATTGGGACTCTTCTTGAGTCCCTTTCTTGTATAAATAGCATTGCGAATTAGTTAAAGGAGCGTAAAATTCATGGAAAAAGAGTATCTTGAATCTCTCGTAGAGCAAGGATTGTCTTTAAGAGAAATATCCAATATAATAAAAAAAGGACAAACTACTGTAAGATATTGGCTAAACAAATATGGTCTAAAAACAAAAAATAAATCTTTTTCTGATGGTTACGATGGTTATAAAAGAGTAGATAAAAATAATCAAACTTGTGTTTTATGTAAAGTAAAACTAACCCCAGAAAACTCTTATAATAGAAAAACTCGTGAATCGTATCATTCTTACTGTAGGAAATGTGGACCAAATAGAGATTTTAAAAAAAGACTTAACTTCAAAATAAAAGCCCTAGAGTATAAAGGAAATTGTTGCGAATCGTGTAGTTATAATAAGGACATAACTGCTTTAGAATTTCATCATAAAAATCCGGCACAAAAAGAAATAAACCCCGCAAAACTTTATCATAAACCATGGGAATTTGCCCAGCAGGAATTGGACAAGTGTTCTGTTTTATGTTCTAATTGCCACAGAGAAGAGCATCATAGATTAGATCAGAAGAAAAAAATGGAGAAAGAATTTTCAACTAATTTTACTTCGTCTTTTAGTAATTTTATACTTACAGGTAAGAATACAGGAGAAAAATCTTGTAGAAATTGTGATATTATTTTAACCGAAGATAATAGGGCTGCTGGTAGCCATAGTAGTTATTGTAAACCTTGTGATAGTAAAATGGTTATGCAAAAAACAATAGACGCAAAACAAAGAGCAGTTGATTACATGAGTGGCTGTTGTTCGGTTTGTGGTTATGATAAATGCCTAAGAGCCATAGAATTTCACCATTTAGACCCGGATAAAAAATCCGAAACTTATAATAAAAGATTTACTTCTTGGGGTTTTGAAAGACAGAAAAAAGAATTAGAAAACTGCATAATCGTCTGCTCTAACTGCCACCGCGAAATTCACTCCAAAGACGAACATAAAACCCAAACCCAATCCCACCCATGAACTATCCATTCCTACTAGCCCTCTGCTTCCTCCCACTAATCATAATAATCATAATAACCAAATTATCCCTACTGATCTCATCAAGCATAAACGAATCTAAATACGTCGAACAAGAATCCAGAAACCCCCATGGAAAATTCGTGGACAACCCATATGAGGATGTTGACAAAAAGAAAGAAGCAGATCGAAATTTCTGAAAAACTCTCCCAGACCATCTCAGACTGGTACTCCGAAAATGGCCTCCCAGAGCCCGACTGGCGGCCCCATAAAGACCCGGAGTGGTGGACTGATTACTTGAAGAGCCTTGACAACCAATCATAAAACCGTCCACTCACTTGACAATTCCATAAAATATGGTCTATACTTATAAAAAGTCAACAAATAGGATGGATTTGACTACAAGACAAAAAATAGAAGTCGCACCGGATTCAGGCACTTATAAAGAAGTTCTAGAAAAGTTAGCAACTGATAAAGATTATCGTGTTCGCTATTGGGTTGCAAAAAACCCAAATACACCACAAGAAACCCTAAAACTCCTGGCAACTGATAAAGATTATCGTGTTCGCTATTGGGTTGCAAAAAACCCAAACACCCCACAAGAATCCCTAAAACTCCTGGCGACTGATGAATATTCTAGTGTTCGCTACGCCGTTGCAAAAAACCCAAACACCCCACAAGAATCCCTAAAACTCCTGGCGACTGATGAATATTCTAGTGTTCGCTACGCCGTTGCAGAAAATCCAAATAGAACCGAACTTATCGAAAGACTTGTCTTCATGACCAACTACAAACAACAAACCGCTCACAAATGTCACTGACTTCTAAATTCAAAAAAGATATCGACACTCTTAAAAAAGCCGCAAATTGCGAACTCCATTTGGGCATCAAAAACCCGAAACTATATAAGAAGGTGAAGAGATACTATGAACAAAACGGAATCGTTTTTTCTGGAGATCCCGAAGATGACTATGAAATTTTAATTGATTATCTTTATGAAGATCTAGAACTACAGGTGGTCTAATGGACTTTTCTACGGTTCTCCGATACTTGGGGAACTTATTTTTAATCATTGGTTACTACGTCATCTTATGGGGTGACATAAAAATCGGCCTGGTTGTTAAGACCATCGGGGGATTGCTTCTTATTCCTTCATTTGTCTTTTTAAAAATGTGGGATGCCCTGATTCTTTGTGGATTCTTTGCCGTGATTGAAATCTCAAAATTAATTAGTTTAATACCATGATTGGATTTAATCATCTAGGAAATTTGGGTAGGCTTGGAAATCAAATGTTCCAGTATGCTTCCCTTAGAGGTATTGCTGCAAAACATGGTTATGGATACTGCCTTCCCCCAAAAGAATATGTTGGAAAACTAGATCCAAATTGTGCCAGATCTGATGTAAATATTTTTGATTGTTTTAAGTTACCAGATGCACCAAGACTGCTCTTAGATGTTCCGCAACTAGAAGAGTCTTGTTTTGAGAAAGATGAAAATATATGGGAAAATTGCTCTGATAATGTTTCATTGTTTGGTTATTTTCAGTCAGAGAAATATTTTAAGAATATAGAAAAAGAAATACGTGAAGATTTTACTTTTATTGACGAAGTAAAGGACTCTTGTATGCTTTATTTTATGAGTGTATTTGGTAAGACTGATGTTATTTCACTTCATGTAAGAAGAGGAGATTATTTAAAATATACGCATCATCCCATTCCACCAATTGAATATTATCAAAAAGCCATAAATACGTTTCCTGAGTTACCCATTATTATTTTTTCAGATGATATTGGGTGGTGTAAAGAACAAAAATTATTTTCTTCTGACAGATTTAATATTTCAGAATCAAATAATACTGCAGTTGATCTTTGTCTTCAGACTCTTTGTTCTTATCATATTATTGCAAACAGTTCTTACAGTTGGTGGGGGGCTTGGTTAGCAAAAAGTGATCACGTTATTGCACCTAAAAATTGGTTTGGTCCACCTCTAAAACACGACACAAAAGACCTCTTTCTAGATGGATGGAAATTATGTTGATAAGTCTTACTGAATTAATTTCTAAATATGAGATGAATATCAATGGAGCTATTCACGTTGGGGCTCATTATGGAGAGGAATTAAAAGATTATGTTAATAACGGAATAGAAAAAATGATTCTTTTTGAGCCCCTTCAAGAGAATTTTTCTATCCTAACTAATAGTGTTTCTAACCTTATTAAGGATATTAATTGTTTAGATATTAAATTATTTAATGTTGCATTAGGATCAGAAGAAACTATTTCTAAAATGTTTGTTAGTAGTAATGAGAAACAAAGCAGCTCAATTTTAAAACCAAAAGAACACCTTACCCATCACCCTAATGTTGTATTTCCTTCTACTGAAGAAGTAGAAGTAAAAAAATTAGATTCTTTTGATACATATAACTACAATTTTCTTAATATGGATGTTCAAGGATATGAATTAGAAGTTCTTAAAGGAGCAAAGAAAACACTGAAACAAGTTGATTATGTTTATTGTGAAGTTAATAGGGCAGAGGTTTATGAGAATAATGCCTTTATTGAGGAAATTGATGAGTTTCTTTCTGTATATAAATTAACCAGGGTAGAAACAGATTGGGCTGGTGGTATTTGGGGGGATGCGCTTTATGTTAAAGCAAATGTATAAGCCAGGAAATGATTGCCAAATTAAAAATCTTGAGCAAATTTATACAGATTTTTTTGGTTACACATCAAAAGGTACTTTTGTAGAAGTTGGGGCATATGATGGGATTAGTTTTTCAAACACTTCCTTTTTGGGAGATTTGGGATGGAGCGGAGTTTATATTGAACCAGTCAATCAATTTTTTGAAAAATGCAAAGAAAGGCATAAAAATAACAATATTATTTTTTATAATAATGCAGTAGGATCTGAAGAAAAAGAAATTAAAATTTTTGTTAATGGTGCTATAAGCACAACAGCAAACGATCAAATATCAGCATATGAAAATATTAATTGGGCAAACAAAACTTCTTTTTCTACTCAGGTTGTTAAACAATTAAGGTTAGATACAATCTTGAAAAAAGCTAACGTTAAAAAAAAGTTTGATCTTTTAGTTGTTGATGTTGAAGGGAATGAAAATGATGTGTTTAAATCTTTTGACTTAACCGAATGGATGCCTAGAATGATGATTGTAGAGCTTGTGGATAATCATCCAGATTTTAAAACTGAAACAATTGTTAATATTAATTGCAAAATTTTAAGAAATTATATTAATAATAATGGTTATGTAGAAATTTATTCTGATGAAATTAATACTATTTTTATTAAAAAATAATGACTTTAACCGATTACTTTCAAGAAATTTATTGTATTAATCTTGATAGAAGAACTGATAGGTGGCAAGAATGTCAAGAAGAATTTAAAAAACATAATCTTATTGCAGAAAGATTTTCTGCATTTGATGGTAATAATTTAGATTCACTTCCCAACTTAAATCCAGGACAAGTCGGGGCAATTTATTCTCATAGAGGAATAATCCAAAAAGCAAAAGAAAAAAACTTAGATAACATTTTAATCCTTGAGGATGATGTTCAATTTGATGAAAATTTAAATTCTAAGTTTTCTGAAATTTTTTTTAGAATTCCAGACGATTGGGATGTTATTCTTTTTGGTGGTAATCATGCTGGTAATAACCCCTGGTCAAAAGGGGAGCTTACTTTTATGGCAGATAATGTCTTTAAAGTTTCTTATTCTTTGGCACTACATTGTTATGCTGTTAAGAACACGGTTTATGATCTTGCAATAAATACATTATCAAAAATGAATAAAACAAATGATGTTCTTTTTGCTGAAATCCAAAAAGACATTAACTGCTACATAATTCGCCCACATCTTGCTTGGCAAAGACCTAGTTATTCTGATTTATGTGGTATATTTGCAGATCACATTGCCCTTTATGATGACGCTGCCTTATTTGAAGGTAGATTTTTTGGGCCAGAATCTTTAAAGCGCGATGACATTTATGATAAATTAGATCCAACTTGGAAAGAATTTTGGGTCAATCAAAAAAGAAAAGGAGAGTAATTAAATGTATGATAACGTAACAATGGTTCTCACAAGTTGTAATAGACTTGATTTACTAGAAAGAACTATTAAATCAATTCCTAGTGAAATTTTAAGTAAAATTCCCAAAAAGATTCTTGTTGATGATTCTGCGAATGGCGAGTGTTTTTCTAGGCTAACTGAAGATAATCAAAATGGCTATCTTAAAGGGTGGACTCTTTTACTGAATGGAGAAAAATTGGGACAGGCTGGTAGCATAGATAGAGCATATTCTGAGGTAGAGACAGAGTATGTTTTTCATTGCGAGGACGATTGGGGATTTGAGGAGTATGATTTTATTACCCCCAGTATTAAAATTTTAGAAAAATATGATAATCTTGTTCAAGTAACCTTTAGAAAAGATACTCCCCATCCGACTCACGATGAGTTATACGAAGAAGGGACAGATTGTGCATTTAGAGTAATGATTCCTGGTTATAATGGTTGGCCTGGTTTTACTTATAATCCGAACGTTTTTAGATTTTCTGCATATAAAAAATTAGAAAAGTGTATTGGCATGAGTGAAAAAGATGTTGGTATTTTTTATAAAGATAATCAATTATATACAGCCGCATTAGAAAAAAGAATTGTTTATCATTTGGGTGATGGTAGGCATGTTTATGATTCTATAGGTGGAGTATGACAAAAAAAGTATTCGCCCTTTTAATGGTAAAAAATGAGATTGATGTAATAGAAGCAAACATTCGTTATCTCCAGTCTCAAGATATTGATGAAATTTTTATTGCGGACAATCTATCAACAGATGGAACCTATGAGACTATTCAGAAAATAAAATGGAGAGAATCACACAAAATTACTCTAATTCGTGATGATGAAGTTGGTTATTATCAATCAGCTAAAATGAATAGTTGGAGTAGGGAATGTTTCCAGATGGGAGCGGACTACGTTATTCCAATTGATGCGGATGAAATTTGGTATTCTCTCGATAATGATAAGACTTTAGGTGAAGCGATAAAAACAATTGATGCAGATATTTTTGTTGCTAAATCTATAGATTTTGTTCCAACAATTCTTGATAATTTTAATGAACCCAATTTCATAAAAAGAATGGTTTATCGTAAGACAAATTCAGATTCATTTTCTGCTGTTGCGTTTAATTATTCAGAAGGGTATGAACTTGAAATGGGTAATCACAATATTAGAAATCATCCAGGAAAGAGGGTATCTAATGTTATCGGAATAAGACATTATCAGTATAGAAGTTTTCCTCAATTTATCAAAAAAGTAAAGAATGGAAAACTTGCTTATGATAATACAAATTTTCCAGAATTTATGGGAAGCCACTGGAGAAAATTAGGATCAATGGATGAAGAAGAATTAAAAAATTATTGGTTAAAATATACGCAATGTGAAGTAGTTTATGATCCTATTTGTGTAAAAAATTATGTCTAGAATGTCCGTTGCAATTCCAACTTATCATTATCATGGAAAAGGTTTCCAATTTCTTGATGATCTTCTAAGAACAATTGAAATACAGACCTTTACTGATTTTGAGGTTGTTATTTCTGATCACAGTGAAACAGATGAATTATTAGAGAAGGTAAAAGAGTTTCAAGATAAGTTTGAGATTAATTATTTTAAAAATGCAGAGAAAATAGGGAACAGTCCTGCTAATATAAATTCTGCTATTTCTCAATGCAAAGGGGAAATCATTAAACCAATGTTTCAGGATGATTTTTTTTATGATGATGAGGCATTAGAAAAAATTTATTATAATCTTTCTGGAAATCCAGAAAAAATGTGGTTTCTTTGTGGAACAAATCACACAATAGATAATGGTAATTCCTTTTTCTGGGAATTATTTCCGAGATTTAATGATAATCTTTTAGATGGCGTGAATACCATTAGTTCTCCTTCTGTTATTGCCTTTAAAAACGAAATTGGTGTCCAATTTGATGAGAATCTTGTTTACCTAATGGATCTAGATTTTTACTATCATATGCGAAATAAATATGGTGAACCAGTTTATTTTGATGATATACTGGTATCCAATAGAATTCATCCTGATAGTATTTCAAGTGGCATTGATAACAAAGAAGAATTTATATTAAAAGAATCTAATTATTGTAAAAAAAAATTTAACCTTTTATGATTGACTTTATAATCCCAAGTGTTGGCAGACTAACCTTAAAGAAATCTCTTGAATCTCTCATAAATCAGACAAATCCCAATTGGAGAGCCTATGTAGGATTTGATGGTTTGAATGAGGATCAAATTGATAAAAATATTCTTATTGAAGATGACCGAATTACTTATTTTTATTTACCTCAAAAACTAGGAACTTTTTCTTTTCATGGTAATGCAGGACAAGTGAGAAATAAAATCATCTCTTTAATAAATCAAAGAAATCAATGGACAGGATTTCTTGATGATGACGATACTATTTCTAAACATTATCTTGAAATTCTTAAGAATGAGATTAAAAAAGAATATCATGATTGTTATGTTTTTAGAATGGATAATAACGGAAACATAATACCCCCTCTTGATGTTAATACACTTATTCAAAACCATGTGGGAATTTCCTTTGCTTCTAATACTAGTTTTCTCAATGAAAACAATATTGTTTTCTGTAATGACAATGCGGAGGATTTTAAATTTTTGATGGAAATTTCCAAGTATAATGGAGACATTAAAATCCTCCCTTTTATTTGTTACTATGTTGGATAAACTTTAATAAAAACTTTTGAATACAATTTTATATGCGACAATAATGGACAGAAACAAATCGGTTTATAAACTTCATAATTTTGGTCCGGTCTATTACATTAACCTAGACGACCAACCAGAAAGGCGGGAATTTATGGAATCCCGGTTTAAGTATTGGGAAATAGAAGACTATACGAGAATCTCTGCTTATGATGGGCGTAATGATGACCTTGGCGATATTATTAAAGGCAAGTATCCGGATAACGTCACAACAGCCGAGATTGGATGTCTGACGAGTCATCTAAAGGCCATTAAGTACTGGTATGATAATAGTGATAGTCCTTATGCGATTTTTATGGAGGATGATTGTATTATCGATATTGCAAAATATTGGAATTTTACTTGGCAGGAGTTTTTATCTAGAGTTCCCTACAATTTTGATTGTTTGCAATTATGTTTGATCGTAACAGGGGATATTCATGTTACAATCCATAAACACCAGGCCAATGAGTTTTCTACTGCTTGTTATGTTATAACCAGGCGATACGCCAAGAAACTAATCGATCTTCATTGTAGAGACGATAAGTATAAATTGGATCAAGATATTCGACCAAGAGCAGTCGCAGATGATTTGATCTATTCCGCTGGAATTACATATTCTACTCCGCTGTTTTTATATAAATTAGAACTGGGTTCTACTATACATGAGGACCATGTGGAAACTTTCCACCGAAACTCTTATGAGGGTCTTTATAATTTCTGGTCACAAAAGGGTTCTGAATTATCAGTGGAACAAATTACGAATTATAATCCTTATTTCAACAGCGTTATTGGCTCTTCTGGTCAGGGGGCTTGACAGATCGGCAGGCCTGTGCTATCGTAGTGACTTCACCTGGTTCCTAAATACTTCCTCATTATGAATCAGGTGAATTAGAGCCGGAGATGTTGCCTTTAGACCAGGTAATGCCACGACATCAATCCGGATGTAGAGTTCAATTAAATTTAATGCTTTTTTCTAAAAAAATTCTAACGACTGTAGCCTGTGGTGCAATTGGGGCCACTATTTTTGCTCCTATTGAATCTCAGGCCATTTCTGTATCTCAATTTGTTGACCCATCAATCAATACAAAAACCGAATGGGAAACTAAATTTGAGCAGAAATTTCCCAATTATAAAATGCCATTGGCAAGTGTTTATCAAGGCGAAGCAAGTTTTTATGGGCCGAGATTTTACGGTAGACAAACTGCAAATGGCGAAGTTTTCCGCCCCGGTACGATGACCGCAGCACATAAAACACTGCCTTTTGGTACTCGCGTCCGAGTTACGAATCTGAATAATGGGAGATCGACGGTCGTAAGAATCAATGACAGAGGACCATTTGTTGGAGGTAGGATCATCGATCTTTCCGAAACCGCTGCTGATTCTATTGGGATGCGTAATTCCGGGGTTGCTCCTGTAAAAATCCAGGTTCTAAACTAAGGCCATGGTCCCGACAGTAGAGGAAGTGCGTTTGGTCGAACCAAACTTTGAAGAAGTTTTTATTCAAAACCAAAACGCATTCAATAAGTACAATGGTCGAAGGAACAATTGTTCCAATACAGTAAGGAAATTTCTTTCTTTACTAGGTATAAATACCGACAGAGTTACGGCCTGGGCCGACACGGTTCGTAACCTTGGCAAAATCATCTACAATCCCAATCAATTGCAAAAAGGTGATATTGTAGCCATGGGGATTCCTGGAGATACTTGGCATGTTGGTGTTTATTTCGGAGACGGAAAGGTTCTCCATCAGTCGGCAATGAGGGGCTATAAAATCGGAGTCTTTAACGATATTAATGCCTTCATTAACTATCATCGAGGATTCTACATTGTAAGGCCCCATAAAAACATCTTAGAAAATCAATTTTTTATTTCACCTCAACTTACTTAAATTTTTATGAAACTTTTTCAACAACTAATGCTCGCTCCTGTTGCAACCGGTATGATGCTTTCCCCGGTTAGCGCAGAAACCATCAAACTTGATGTCGTAAATTATTACGCATCCCAGGAGCAAGTAACCAGCATTACTCAACTTTCCGATGTTCGTCCTACCGATTGGGCCTATCAGGCACTCACCAATCTTGTAGAGCGTTATGGTTGTGTTGCTGGTTATCCAGATCTGACTTATCGTGGCGGTCAATCAATGACCCGTTATGAGGCAGCGGCCCTTCTAAATTCTTGCCTGGATCGGGTAACCGAAGTAACCGATGAAATTCGGAAACTTCAAGAAGAATTTAAGGCCGAACTTATGGTTCTTCGCGCCCGCATTGAAGGTCTAGAAGCCCGTACTGCGGTCCTTGAGGCAACTCAATTTTCAACCACCACAAGGCTAAATGGTGAGGTCAACTTTGTTCTTGCCGGTGTTCCTGGTTATCAGGGTCGTGGTGTTGATGCGGACGGAACCGCATTTAATTACGATATGCGCCTGAATTTTGATACCTCATTTACCGGTAAAGATCTTCTTCGCACTCGTCTACGGGCCGGTAATTTCAGTGATCTTCCTTTTGGTTCTAGTTCTTCACTGTTCAAACTTGACAAGGCCGAGACCACTGATAATTCAGTAGAACTTGATCGACTGTATTATCAATTCCCTGTGGGTCGTGACCTGACGATTACGGCTGGTCCCATGGTGCGGAATACCGAAATGGCCTGGGTTCCTACTGTATATCGTTCTGGGATTCTTGATTTCTTTACAACTGCTGGTGCTCCGGGTGTTTATAACAAGGCAACCGGTTCCGGTATCGGTGTTCAGTACCAGTCAAATGGTCTGATGGTCGGTGTAAACTATGTTGCCCAAAATGGCGACAGCACCGAATCGGGTGTATTTGATTCTGATGGTGCCCTGAACGTAATGGCCCAGGTTGGTTACAAGGCCGAAAACTGGGGTGTTGGTGTAGGGTATCGTTATGGATCTGAGGGCACTCGTCCACGCACCTACAACGGTTTCCGTGGGGCCAATGGAGCACTTCTAGACAATCAGGACTCAAATAGTGTTGCGGTAAATGCTTATTGGCAACCTGTTGAATCCCGTGTTATTCCTTCAATCAGTGCTGGTTATGGTTATAATGCCGTAAGTGGCCGACCTGGGGACACTGATGCAACCGATTCCCAATCCTGGTTTGTTGGTATGCAATGGAATGATGCATTTGTTTCTGGCAATTCTGCCGGTGTTGCGGTTGGCCAACCCGCAAATGCAGAGGGTCTATCTGATGATGCCCTGATGCTTGAGGTCTTTTATAAGGCCCAGGTAACTGACAACATCAGCATTACGCCTTCTCTGTTTTATGTTCGCAATGATGCTGACCAGCGGGGCAATGCTTCTGAGGTCGGTGGTGTAATTCAGACGACTTTCAAGTTCTGATATGTATTAGGGATCTTTCCAGGCGCTGGATCAGATTTAAACGACTCGACGCCTCCCGCTGCAGAAAGCGTAACCATAGGTCGGCGCCCTTATCAAACGTTCACATTTATTATAGGAGACATTAAAATGGACAAATTTGGTTTTACACAATTCGCAGAATTAGTAAATTGTAGACTAGGGGTCATCGGCCTAGTAGCTGCGCTCGGGGCCTATGCCATGACCGGGCAAATTATTCCGGGAATCTTTTAATTACCAAATACCTGTATATTATAAATATAGGTAGTTATTTGGTAAAATAATGGGAAATGGAAATCCAAAAGGAACAAATAGGGGTGGTGGACCAAGAAAAAATGCTTGTATATACCATCCCAGACCATATGGTACTGTGTGGGTGGAAAGAAAAAAGCATTGTAAACAAGTTGGATATAAACATCATAAGGGATATATGGTGTTTAATCACGGATCTAGAGGTCAAGTTGCTATTCACCGATACATAGCGGAAGCTTTTATACCAAATCCAGAAGGAAAAGAACAAGTTGACCATATTAATGGAGTAAGACATGATAATCGAGTTGAAAATCTTAGATGGGCAACTAGACAAGAAAATATGAGTAATACAGTTTGGGGAGGAACTGAACAAAACGCCATAGACTACTTAACTGGATTAGGTTATACCATAATTAAACCTGATAATTAAAAATAAATCATTTTAATAATATGCTTGAGGCTAATTTAAAAATTAAACTCCCAATAAATAATTTTAAAAATATTTACTGTATTTTACGTGAAACACCATTTCCCCACAAGTTTTTAGAGTTTCAAGTTTATAGAGATAATGTTTTAATAGGTTTTAATTTTGAATATACTGTCAAAACGGATCATGCTGGACTCTGGACTTCTATTTCACTATTCTTCATTTCGATTGATTTTCAAATTTATGATAATCGACATTGGGACTTTAAAACAAACACATGGGAGACTTACTAATGATTACTAGAGAAGAATTTATTAAATTAGTTCCTATTGACCCAGAAATTGCTAGAAAAAGTTATGATGAATTAATAGATCAATTTGGGTATAATGAAAAAACAGAACAACATTTAGAAACTATTATTCATGGATTTAAGGGCATGAGCCTATAATAATTTCACACCCTATTAATAATCTTTCTGAGACTTATTGAATTTAGGGGCCTCATGGCCCCTTTTGCTCTAAATAGGACAACTAGAATAAAAATATGGGTGGGTTTATTTCTGATTGTGGTAATTATGGTGTTTTTAAGTTTGGAAAAAAAACAATGGATGGTGGTCTACCGTGGCCAGCAGCTAGAAGTTTTTAATACAATCCCGCAATGCAGAAAATACATTAAAGAACATAGTGCCAGCCTAACAACTGTCACACCTGAACCCACTCCTAGTAAAACCCCTGCTAAACTTAAAACACGTTCCAAGAGAACCAAATGATTTCAACAAAAGTTAGGCTACAACTAGAAGAAATTTGCAGTAGGATCGAAAATAAACAACCCGTTTCTTTTCCTGATATGGTCCTGATCGAAAAATGGTCCAGGGCCAATCGCTCTGTCTATGACATGCTCCAGAAGGCCCGCAGGAGGGCCATTCAAGGCCCCGTAGAAGAAGGGAGTCTAGACGATTTCCTAGACAAGATGAATCTAGGAAACCCTGATCCATCTACCCATATTACTGGAGAAAGTAGCATTGATGATCTGGCCGATTTTTTCAAAAACGATAATGACCACATGAGACGAGATTAATGTTTTTAAATCCTTACTATTCTGGTTTACTTTTTATCTTTTTCATCCTGGCCGCCATGATGATCATTGATAGAAATGTGGCCGACTACTTCATTTTGGTTCTCAGGATTGCCAAAATAACCCTTGAACGGTATCTTTGGATGCTCCGTTTCCACCCTAAAAACCCGATCACAAATTTTATTATGAAAAGGCGATACGCTAAAATTGCAAAAGAACTCCACCAAGAACTGAACACCCCTAAATGATTATGGAAGAAAAGTTTGATTTATCTTCCTTGCAATCAAGGATTAATGACATCAAAAAAGATGGTCAAGAATCTGCTGATTTTACAGTTGAATATCTTGAGTGTCTTATGGAAAGGCATGATCTAGGCCAGTCTATTCCAGATGATTATGAGCTTGAGGGAGTTCCAGAAACAATTTTTGAATCCTTAAGGAAAGGAGAAATTCCTAATAAGGAAGAAATTCTACTGATGGATTCTGATACCCAAAACTTCTTTTTATTTGAGATGATTTGGATTTGCGGTATGACCGCAATTGGGTATTATACTTCTGATGAGGAACTAGAAGAGGGTGAGCCAGGAACATTGGATTCTATTTTGGCCATGTCTAGTGTTTCTCCTGGGCACTGGAGCGCCTGTTATTTGATTGCTGTCCTGGCTCTTCTTATGGCCAGGGTCCCGTCAGAAGATATGATCGCGGCCATTACAGATAATTTCTCCGATTCGCCTGATCAAATCCAGACTAATATGGATCATTTTATTGAATTCTCGGCTGCTGTACTTTGTAGGCATACGGAGGACGCTGTTTATCATGGTGAGTAGTCTGGATCCAACGACTCCCTGGTTTGAATTTTTGAGTTATTGTGAATGCTGTTATTCTTTAGGAGTTACTCCTTCAGTTTGGCGATTTGTTCGCTACAATCAATACTTCAAAAATAACTTCAATGAAGAGAAAACCAAGAGTTAAACCAGAAGAAGTCAGTCTGGAACTCCCTCCTTTTCACATTGCATTTCCATTTACATTAAAACATCAGGACGGGAAAGTAGAAAAAACTTGTTATTTTTCCTGTAAAGAACATCTACAGTCTTACATAACCAGATACAAACTCAAAAAAAATCAAGTAACCATTACAAAAACCGGAGAACAAAATCATGGCACTAACTGAAAAAGTAGAAGACAAACTAAAAGAGGCCGAAGGAATTCTTCGGGATTGCCTGTACTGGGCAGCCAAAAACGAAAAGCCTGGGACTATTCACACCATTTCCAAAATCATTAACGAGCTTGACTATCTGATTAAGATGGACAAGATCAATGATAAAATGGAAGACCTAATGAAAAAACAAGGCGGCGACATGTTTGGAGGACTGTTTGGATGATTAATCATCTCACCGATTCTGAGCAAGAAGAGCTTATCGCCCTGAAAAGGGCCATTAACGACAATGTGTCCTCGGTCCATTATGATAAAATGGAACGCTTTACTGAATTACTAGTTAAGACTCTTTCTGGCAAAGGAGCCGGTGAGATGTTTACAGAACCAACAAACTTTTAATTTCTAAATACTCTAAAAGAGTATAAAAAATGAAAACCTATAGCCAGTTTTTAGAACAAACCTCTATTGCCGATAAACAACGTTTTGAACGTGAACAGAGACGGGCAATGTTAGATCAACAAGCCAAAGAAAGAGAACAAGAGAGAGAAGAACGAGCAGCCCAACTAAAGGCCGAACAAGAAGAAAGAGACGCCGATAGGCGAGCAGCCCAAAAAGAGCGAGAAGAAGCAACCCTACGACAAAAACTACAAAGACTAGAACAGCAATGAAATTTACCATTTATTCCAAACACGGTTGTCCATACTGTGATAAAATTAAATCTGTAATGTACACATATAATTTTGAACATGTCGTGTACACTCTTGATGAGGACTTTACTCGTCAACAATTTATTGATGAATTTGGTTTGGGCTCAACTTTCCCACAGGTTATTCTCAATGATCAAAAACTAGGCGGTTGCGTCGATACTGTAAAATACTTAAGGGAGAATAATCTTGTTTAATGGAAGAAACGTTTTATGATGTCGAGAAAGCCATAGACTTTGCCTTTAAGGAAAAGAAGTTTGTCATGAACTTCTATTCGTACCTTAAGGTAAAAAATGCCCGACGAATCGACGCCCAGGACTTTAAAACAAGTAATGTGGCAACAAATATAAGAACCCTGGCCGAGGAACTAAATCTTTATCTTCAAGGCGGCCAGACCGAGGAGGCCAAACAATTAAGAGAGGCCTATGGGCATTTATCAAAACCTGAGGCCAGAAAGATTATGAATTATATTTTAGGTTTCATTTCGGATTGTGATGTTTATATAAAAGAGAAGAATGCCAGAAAATCCAAACGTAAGCCTAAATAGTAAAAGAAATCGAGGATTCGATTGGATGCTTGATTCAAAAAGCAATAATAAGCAGGAGGAGCACTTTTTCAATTTTAACTTGCAGAAGTCTGTTTCTCTTTTCTCTAGAAGATTTCAGTTTTCTGTAAGTCTGACCGGAACCAAATCTAAGGAGAAAACAAATGTACAGTCTAGCAATTTTCATTAGTGTTATTTTAGTATTATTGCTTTTTGTGGTCGGGGCGATTGTTGGTTGGATCGCTTCTTTTTATATGAACAAGAAAGAACCAGAACAACCTTTTATCCATCCCGAATTTCTAGATGCTTCCGGAAATATTTTACCAGACGAAATTATTGCACTAAGATTTACACCCAAACTTGATATACATGAGGACTATTATGACACAGACTGCGACGGCGAAGAAGCCGAAGACTACGACCAAACCAATTGAACTACCATCTAATCCATTTCAACATGAGATCCTAGAACTGGCCTGTTCCCAAAGAACCAGAACCAAGAAGATTGAGGTTCTCCAGAAGTATCAAAATGATGCCCTTGTGGCCCTTTTTATCTGGAATTATGATGATTCTGTAATTACGGCCCTTCCAGAGGGGGAAGTTCCTTATTCCAGCAATCCAGATATTGCACCAGGAAATGACTCTCTTTCTGAGGCTATTAGAAAGCAGATTGATGATAAAATGGTTGATGCTGTTGGTGGAAACATGAAAACCACCCTTAGAAAAGAATATGAAAAGTTTTATCTCTTTATCCAAGGAGGCGATACTACTCTAAGTTCTATTCGACGCGAAACCATTTTTATTCAACTACTACAAGGACTCCATCCAAAAGAGGCCGAGATTTTGTGCCTTGTAAAGGACAAAAAACTGACTGATAGGTATAAATTACCATTTGATCTAATCCAAGAGGCCTATCCTTTCATCCGATGGGGTGGGAGGTCATGATGTGGTCTGAAGAGGAAATGCTAACATTACCCAAAAAGTACAACTGCCAGCTACTTTTTGCAAATGCCACCATGGCCCAGGCCAAAGATAGAAGTCTGCCTAAGGACGCCTATCTGGTTTTTTATGAAAACGAGCAGGGTTCGGTTGTGATGGACGTTTGTAGATGCAGCAAACGGACAAGTTTATTCGATCTTTATTATGACAAGTTCCGGAACGTAAAGGAAATTCGTTTTGGTTATGGTAATGTTAATCCTAAACTCTGGGGTGAACAAAACAAAAAAGAAAAGAAAAAGAGGAATTCTTAAATGTCTGCTGGTTTTGGTGAGGGAAACAAAATCAAACTCTCGATAAATAAACAAGAAATTAACAACATTATTAAAAAGTATAAAAAGGCAAAGAAGATTATGAAATCAAATCTTTATCAGGTTCAAGTTATAGACGAAACGGAAACTTATATTTCGGGTCTTATTCAAGAAGCCGAGGCGGACCCTCCTGTAGACTGATGGGGAAGCACTACATTTTAAACCTGTATGGGTGTAAGTTTGAACTCTTGGATGATCTAGAGTTTCTTTTGAAATTACTTATTGATTCGGCTCTTTTATGCAAAGCCACGATTTTACAAAAATCTTATCATAAATTTGAACCACAAGGAGTGACAATTATTTTGCTATTAGCCGAGTCTCATATCTCAATCCATACTGTCCCTGAAAAGGGAGAGGCTTATGCAGATGTTTTTACATGTAGTGAGGTTGATCCGGTTATTGGGTGTCATAAAATAATCCAAGAACTGAACCCAGAAAGTTATAATTTGGAGTTTATTGCCAGATGAAAAATGAAAAAGTGAAATTAATCATAAAGAACATTGAACTTCTTCTTGAGCAACTAAAACTAGAGGCAATTGATGAAGAAGTTGCTCCTGTTAAAAGTAAAAATGTTATTGATATCAGGGATCTTATAACCAAGGATGATTATGAGGATCCGGAGTATTATGAAGAGCCAGAGTTTAATTTACCTAATGTATCTGTAAGATGGAGGAATGAGGATGTATGATTTAGACGAATTTGAAAAGGGCCTAGGTAATTTTTCGGATCGTGTAGAAGTCATTGTCGGTTTAGAAATTGGCGATAAAATTTCGTCTGATGATGCCTATAA